CTGCCCAGATCATGCTCAAGACCCTCCTGGCCGAGCGCACCAACATCGAGCACGTGCTGCAAGCCTACAATCGCGGCGTCTGGAACTCCAAGGAGCTGATCGACCAGCTCAACCGCATCGTCTTCCCTGTGACGGTGCGCTAGTGAGCCGCCCGGCCCTGACCAAGAAGCACTTCATCTCGCTGGCGGATGCACTGCGCGAATGTCAGTCTGCCATGCTTCCGGGCATTCCGGAGCATGTCCTGGATGCCCTCTGCCGCTGGATGTCCCGCGAGAATCCCAACTTCAACCGTCACAGGTGGTTGGGTTACCTGCGTGGCGAGTGCGGCCCGAACGGTGGCACACTGCAATGAGCGCCTATTCGGAGGGTCTGGCATGGTTTCTGATAGCCATCGGCTTGCTCTGGCTTGGCTTATGGCTCACTGCCTGAGGTCACTCGGGGCACTCCCGTACCATCGGCGGTCAACGGGACTCGCCTCCTGCCCGACTCCAGACCGCCGCGCTGGCCATGGCTGGCCGGCAAGTCAATGCCGGGTGACCGCGCCAGTGACCCCGGAGGTCACCAAGGTCACCCGGCTACAGGAGGCCACCAATGCCCACTGAAGAGAAGCTGCCATCGCTTGACTACTGGGAGGCCCGCCGGATACTGAACGGCGATGCACATCACCGCCGGTCATTCGGCAACGGGCCTTACAAGCGCATGGGCGGTGCAGAGACCGGGATGGATGCTCAGGCAATGACTGCCAAGTGGCCCATGCACCTGGAGATCGGTGAGGTTCTGGGCCGCAAGGTCAAGCCCATTGGCATGGTGACCGAAGTGACCGACAAGTCCAAGACGCTCGTTCTCCAAGTTGCCCTGATGCATGCCCTGGCTTCCGAGCTAGATCAGTGGCGCGTTTCCGTCCGGTGCATCAAGATGAGCGAGCACATACGGGGCTGGGCCTCCGAGGACGGCGAATCCAACCCCATGGTAGAGCATTCCACGAACCTGCAACTGCCGGGTTCGACACTGGCCATGGCATCGGTCAACTCTCCCGCCATGGAAGAGAGCATGCTCTACCTGCCCGGTTCAGACGTCGCAAGGGACAAGTGGATAGTTTCCAAGGTGTTATGTCGGACTCATGCAGTGGCCTATGCCCGTGCTGTGGCCATGCTGGTGACCGGTTTCAACGCTGACGACCCCAAGTACCATGTTTAACCGCCGGCCTGTCGCCGGCTTTGCCCCACAGGGGCAGGAGGGTTCCATGATCACGGTGAGGTTCGGGTGCCAGGAGCTGCGTCTGGAGGCTGACGGCCGTTCCGTCAGCGAGCTGGCCGAGGCCGCGGAGTCGGTGCTGAGCACCGCCGGGAACGAGACGTTCCGGGTCGAGGGCCACGGCACGGTGGCCGACGACTACATCCCGTCCGACGGCGATGTGGTCGAGCTGGTCAAGGCGGCTGGCTCCAAGGGCTAGACGGCTCCGGACACGGGGGTTCCGGTCAGCTACGACGCGGCCGGAACCCCCACTTTACAGGAGGCTGAGATGGAATCCACCCGCGAGTTCGTGATTCGCGGTGACACGGTGCAACTGGTGGACCGGAAGGTAGTCCGGTCTGTCACGGTGAAATCGTTCCTCGATCAGCTCAAGAAGGACGCCCTGTCCAATCTGTCCCTGTCCAGCGGGCTTCTGCCGCCCGGGACACTGCTCTGCTGTGCCGGCCACGGTCTCAAGGCGTTCGTGTTCCAGACCGTTCCGGGCATGCGCGCCATGAAGTACCAAGCCAAGCGCCAGGACGAGCACCGTCCGACGGAGTATGCCGTTTCGATGCCATGGCTACAGTGGTACGTGGTTATCAATACCACGACCAAGACACTCCAGCGCGTTGCGGTGACTGGCTCGGTCAATCACATCTCCAGCCCGGATGATCTGGTGTACCGAGCGCCGTTGCCCAATGTCCACCCGGACAACCTGGAGATGTGTACTGGAGCCGTCATCTGGCCAAACCGCCTGCCAGACTTCAAGGCGCTGCCGGAATTCGTGGACTCCATGTGGAGCACCGTCTGGAACGACGACCTCGACCAACCGTGGGAAGAGTACGGTCTGACCGACCGTGCCAGCACCGATGCCCGGTTCGAGCAGGATACGCGGCACATCGCTGAGATCATGGACGCCATGTCCAGCGGCCCGGTCAATGCCGAGACATGGTTGGCCAATCTCGCGACCATCGGCCCGGAAGTGCGCTCTGAGCCAGTGCGGGGCATCCCAGTTCTGGCCAAGTTGTCCAAAGCGGACCCCGATACCGGTCTGAAGATCATTGCCAAGGCCGAGACCCACTACAAGTTCGGGGAGTTTGTCGAATCGTTCGTGTCCGAAGTCCAGTTGCGCGCCGGGATACGGCCGCTGGAGGCTGGCGATGCCGGAACCACCTTCTAAGAGCACTCCGACAGACAACGAGGCTTGGCTTACCGAAGTGCTTGGCAAAGTGGCTGCTGAGCACTGCCACGAATCCATGTCCCGGCAATTGCAACGCTTCTGCATTCTGAGCGACGAGCAACTGGATGCAGTGGTTGGCAATGCCCGGGACATCACAATTGCCCAGTTCCTGCTGATGGCTCGCAGTGGGGGTCCCAGCCACGTGCGCATGGATTTCGAGCTGGCTCAAGCGGGAACCAGTCAATCGTTCGTGGAGATTGCCGCACTGCTGGATGCGGCGATACGGGCTACGGCCATGGCAGGAGGACGCAGATGAACTTCCCGATCTTCCCGGCGGGCTCAGACATGCAGGAGTTGGACAAGTCCCACGAGTACTACTACATCGTCAGCAAGGACGGGTTCTTCCTGCGCAAGCAGACTGCCTTGTACAAGGCGCTGGTGCAGGTGGACGAGATAGGCTACCTGCCCAAGCAGGAGGAAACGCTGTCGGTCAGGTTCAAGCCTCTGCCCTGGAAGATGCTACAGACCATCGTGGCTTTCCTGCATGCCGTCTACGCCAAGTACAACGGCGAGGGCATCGTGATACTGCACTACAGCGCAGTCAGGCAGGAGTGGGGCTGGGTTGTCCCGCCGCAGGAGACCGACAAGAACGGCCTGCACGTGGACTACAAGCCCGAGGATGTCAAGCTTCCGGAGGGCGCGGTCCTTGCCGGAACGGTGCATTCGCACTGCTCGGCCAGTGCCTTCCAGTCCGGGACCGACAGCCACGATGAGAACCATTTCGACGGTCTGCACATCACCGTGGGCAATCTGGATACCATCCCCAGCTTCCATGTCCGGTTCATTGCTCATGGCAACACGTGGAACTTCGAGGACATCAGCACACTGGTCGAGGGTTTCGGCGGAGAGTTCCCGTCCGAGATGATGGACATGGTCAAGGAGAAGCAGTCGGCCATATCATCCGGCGGGTACGATGACAGTTATGGCTCGCTGGGCGGTTCCTTTCCGGAGCAGACCAAGCTCGGTTTGGGGCTGTCTCAGGACAGCGACGAGAACAAGGGGACGAGTCCGTGGCAGGACGGTCACATATGGGACATGAAGCGCAACTGCTGGACCGAGCCGTACAACTGCCGGGATGACCGCTACGAGGTCGGCAGCACCGTGGTATTCCTGAACCGCAAGTGGGTCAAGCGAGCCAAGGGCAAATGGGTGCTCGCTGACGACGGCAACCCCAAGCTGTCCAAGGCCGAGTGGAAGGCGCTGGTTGCTTCTGCCAGGACTCGCAGGCGGGAGTTTGCGAAGGAGACCGAGAAGTGAACTTCGAGCGAGTGGTGGTCATTGGCTGCGGTGGAACCGGAAGCTGGCTGATTCCGGCATTGGCCAGACTGACCGAGTCGAGGCCGATACTCTTGGTCGATGGTGACCGGGTTTCTGAGAGCAACGTGGCCCGGCAGAACTTCATCCCCGGCGAGGTCGGACGGTCCAAGGCTGAGTGCCTTGTTGGTTCATGCGCCCAGGGGCGTCCGAGCGATGCCCCGGTTCCAGAAGTGGCCGAAGGGTTCTATGGGACTGCCAACGCTGGGCTTGTGCAGGAAGGCGACCTTGTGATGGTCTGCCCGGACAATCACGCATGCCGTAAAGCGGTGATTGACCGGCTTGACCAACTTGCCAACGGGGCCGCAGTCATCTGTGGCAACGAGGAACACGACGGCTCGGTGACAGTGTACATCCGGAGTGGCGGACGGAAGATGACGCCGCACCCATACGAGCGTCATCCCGAATTCTGCTTTACTTCCGATGGCGACCGTAGCGGCATGTCCTGCGCCGATCTGGCCGCGCTTCCCGGTGGCGGACAGACGCTTAGCGCCAACTTCATGTGCTCGGCCATAGCACTGTCGGTGGCCTCTTCCCTGCTCTCCGGCAAGAAGTGGCGAGCCTATGATGTGTACTTCGATACACTGTTGGGCGCAGTCCGCCCGGTGACGGAGGCATGACATGGTGCTCTGGACGGGTAGCATCTGGCTGGGCAAGCGGGCCAAGTCCAAGAAAGCCGAGACCGTCACGGTTACCATCTCCCCTAACGACATCAGCGTATGGTTCGGCCAGATCATTCCCCGGGCCGTCATTCCTGCATTTTCGCCACAGTACTTCGCCAAACTGCTGTATGAACTCAGGGAACGATCCATTCGCTATCGTTCGTTCTCCATGGCCTGCGAAGTCGCTGGCGCTCTGTCGAGCGAGCGGGCGGGCCACTGCGCCGATGCGCTGAACTGGATGCGATTGCGGGCCATGGGTTCCCGCGAGCAGAACGATGCCGCCAGAAGCGGATACATAATGCCGGCAGGAGCAAAGGTTTGGCTCGCGATGCATGCGTATGGACGCAATACCAATGGCGGCAGGATCATGGCCATGATCGGCGAGAGCTTGGACGACGTTGTGGTGCAGGACATGAGAAGGGGAACCTAGGAGGACAACATGCGTGGCAAGGCGTGGAAAGTCACAGATGTCAGGACCATTATCCGGATGATGAACTCGCGGATTCGGGCTGGCATGAAGATTAGGCCAGCAGCAGACGACGTAGCTGCGGAATTCCCGAGCCGCACCGGGCACTCTATCGAGTGCATCTACCACAGGTTCAGCAAACGTCGTCCGCGCAAGGTATCTGCCAGCCGAGAGTGCCGGAGCGAGTTGTTTCTGGCCGTTCCCAAGAACGGCGGGACATCTGGCGAGGTCAAGTACTTCGGTTCGTCCAAGGATGCCGCCAAGGCACTGCTTGCCGAACTGGAGTTGTACACCTTCTACCGTGGCCGGGAGGTCAAGCTGGAACTGGACGTCAAGGAGTCATAGATGGACAAGCCGCAACTGCACCAGTCGCACATAGCCATGCTGGCCCGTTGTGGCGAGCAGTACCGGCGTAGGTATCGCTGTGGTGACCGCTGCCCGCCGGGCATTGCTGCTCACGTGGGCAGTGGCAATCACGCTGCGCACAGCCTGGACATGAACAAGGTTCTGACTACCGGCTCTCTAGCCTCGCTGGAAGAGACAGCAGATGCCGCCGTCAGATGCCTGGATGCCCGCTGGGACGCCGACGGGGTACTGCTCTTCGGCGACGACCTCAAGCGTCCGGAGAGTGCGGTGCGTGGCGATGCCAAGGACCTGACCGTCAAGCTGAACGAGGTTCGGCATGGGGTACTGGCCCCGGCAATCAAGCCGACGCGGGTCAGTCAGAAGTGGGTGGCTGAACTGGAGGGTTACCCCTACGACCTTGCCGGCGAGATGGACGTCGAGGCAGAGGACGGCCTGCACGACCTCAAGACCACTGGCAGATGGCCGGAGAGCGATGCTGCCAACAGCAGCTTGCAACTCACGGTCTACACGCTAGCCAGACACTTCTGCGACGGCATTGCTCTGCCGCAGGACGTCCATCTGGACTTCGTCTGTGGCGTGAAGTACAAGACCAAGCTGAGCACCGGGGTCAAGCGGCAGAAGTCCGTCCGGACTCAGGAGCACATCGACGCCTTCCTGGCGCGTCTGGGCCGGGTGTTCGAGGTACTGGACAAGGACGTATTCCTGCCAACCGACCCGTCGAACTGGTGGTGCAACCCCCGTTGGTGCGGGTACTATCCCACGTGTCCCTACGTCAAAGGGCGTGTCCAGGTCGGTTACGAGGGGGAAGACTGACATGCCGCGCATAGAGATCACGCACGAAACGGATTGGGCTGCGGAGTATGTCGTCCACGAAGACGGCGATGTCACGTTGACCGACTGCACCGTAGACGGCGAGCACATCCCCTGGACGTTGGTGCCGCGGACCGTTGACAATCTGCTCGTCGATGCTGCGCGTGAGGCCGAGGCGCAGTCGCGGCGCGACTCAGCGGCCGAGCAGGCGGACTTGAAGATTCTGCGGCGGAAGGAGGGCGAGCGTGGGAACGGTTAACAGCGTGGCGCAGGCTGTCCAGCAGGGCGACAGCTACGAGGGCACCCCCATCAACCCGGTCGCCGAGGCGGTGCGTGGGCTGGCCAGAGACAGGACGATCCTGATCCGAAAGATACGAGACTGCAACCAGGACTGGATCGGGTTTCCAGAATTCAAGCGGGAACATCTCGGCCAAATAGCCGCGATTGACGCCAGGATAGACGCGCTACTGGCACGGAAGGAGGGCGACTGATGCTCGGGAATTGGGAGGCGCATACGTTGGCACTGATGGCCGTCGAGCTGGTCCTGTGCGCGGTCTTCATCTACTCCATCCGCTGTCACCGTCGCATGCAAAGAGAACTGAGGGCAACAAGCGATAGGCTAGACCACTTCAACCGTACCGGAGAATGGTTGCAGGAGCGGAAGGAGGGCGAGCGGCCGTGAGACTTTCATACTGGATTAAAGAGCGCAGGAACCCGCAGACCGGCACCTATTGGGTGCCATACGGGCAACTGACTGCCGCGGAGGCGAGGCGGCGGGAGAGCACGCTGTACGGAGACAACAAAATGCACCGATACCGCAGCATGAAGGCGTACCTCGCCGCGTTGAAGTTGCTGCGGGAACAGGGCGAGCGCGTTACAAACACATACCTAACCCAGCATCCCGTAGGGGAGGCCAAGCCATGAGCAAGCTCGGCAAGGTGATTGTGCTGCGGGTGCCGGAGGGCCTCGACCCTCAGTTGGTGCTTGGTATAGTGCAGGGGCAGTTGACTAAGCCGTGGGGCCATGAATCGTGCCCGGAATGGTGCTGGCGGATGGGGCATTTCGGCGCCCGCCTCGTTGACCTCGATGCGATGGAGAAAATCATGCAGAGTCCAATTAGCGGAGCGGACGACGGGTACGAACCTGAACCCCTGGATGATGCTCAGTACTACCACGGCTACAACGCGGCCCTGCGGGATGTAGCCGGGAAGGGAGGCTGAGATGAAGCGGTACGTTTGGGTGGTGGAGATGCGGCACGGGCGCATGGGTTGGATACCCTGTGCGGTGGCGTGGCTGACCAAGGCCGCGGCGACCCGCGCGATACGGCGGTATTGGCGGTCCTCTAACCCCGACGATAAGTTCCGAGCCGTGCGGTACTGGCGGAAGGGAGGCTGAGATGAGCAGGTCTAGGACGTGGCCCAACGAGGTCTGCACCAAACACTGCGAAGTGCTCTCCAACCTCCGCGAGGAGAACGCCGCCTTGCGCGCCGAGATAGACCGCCTCCGCGTGTACGACAGCTGGCGATGGCAGTGTCCGAAGTGCTTGAGGGTGGTGCAGCCATGAGCGGCAGAGACACCGAGTGGCGCGGTCTTGCGGATGCCGATGCCAGGGACAATCCGCACCACGAGAACTGCGACACGCGTGACAAGGAGATTCCCGGCAAGCCGTGCAACTGCTACATCCACTGGCATGAGGCATACTACGAGGCGATGGAGGGGAACAAGCTTCTCCGCGCCGAGGTCGAGCGGCTGACCAAGCGTGCCGAGGCCGCCGAGCGCCAACTCGCGGAGGCGCGGGCGGTGATAGAGCGGATACACGGCCGCACCGACGAGGCCATAACGGTATCCGAGGAGGGCAACGACACGCCGGGCGGAGAACAGGACGAACTGGCCGAAGCGGCGAACGATGCGCACAACTACGCGCATGACTACTTGACCCGCGCCGCGCTGGGCGAGGGCGAGGGCGAGGGGAAGTGATGGATACTAACGATTGTCCCGGGTGCCGTCACCGAGAAGAGACCATTAAGATCATGATCAAGTGCATCGACATCTTAGTCGAGAACTCCAAATGGCTGGCCAGTCAGCTCCAGCGATTAGAAAAGACCAAGTTCTCTGACAGTCAAGCAGCTACGCTGGGTAGACTGCTGTTCGAGAAGATGTCCGCAGCAGAGAAGGGAGAGAAGGATGCCGGAAGAGAAGAGCCCGTTCGTTGAAGGTGAACCCAAGGTCGAGGAAGTCGAGGCCGAGATCGTCGAAGAGAGCCAGCTTGCCATTCGAGACAACCAGCGGGAGGTCGATTTGCAGGTTGCTACTGCCAAGCGATATCCCCGGAGCATAACTGCCTTTCGGGAGAAGGTGCTGGAATTGGCGACCATTGACCAGGAGACCGCCGAAGAGTGCTGGTATGCTCTTCCGAGGGCTGGCAAGGTGATCGAGGGTCCGGGCATCCGTTTCGCCGAGATCGTTGGGGTTTCGTACAAGAACCTGCGCTCGGCTGCCCGGCACATCTCAACCGGCGACGACTTCGTGACTTGCGAGGGGGTCTGCTGGGACCTGGAGAACAACGTGGCAGTCCGCACCACCGTCAACCGCCGAATCACCAACTCGCGCGGCGAGCGGTTCAACGAGGACATGATCGGCACCACAATCGGAGCTGCCTGCTCCATCGCTCTGCGCAACGCCACGTTCCGGGTGGTTCCCAAGGCCATCTACCACAAGGTACTGGCCGAGATCAAGCAGATCGCCATGGGCAAGGGGCGTACCATCACCGAGACCCGCAAGGCCATCATCGACCACTTCGCCCGATTGGGGGTGAAGACCGAGCAACTGCTGTCTCTGATCGGCAAGAAAGGCGTCGAGGACATCACCCTGGAGGATGCCACCACACTGCGGGGGTTGGCCACAGCCATCAAGGAAGGCACCACCACCGTCCAGGAAGCCTTCCAGTCCAACCGCGAGGCCCCCAAGGTGGGTTCGGTTCCCAAGACGGTCATCAAGCCCGGCAAGGCAGAGCACACTGCTCCGGGGGCGGTCCAGCCTAAGCCCGAGAAGAAGCACATCTCCGATAGAATCGCGAGTTCCCGAGAGGCGTACAAGCTCGCGGTGGGCATGGCTATGGACCGCAGCGTGTCCGAGGACCAGATCGCCGAGATTTCGTGGATGGAGGGCATCACCGAGGGCGTGGACAAGTGCGAAGACCCGGACGCCATCGACAGGGCCGTCAAGAAGATACAGGCGATCTAGCCCGATGGGGTTCGTGATAGACCCTAACAAGTGGGCGTTTCTTCGCCGCTTCAAGGAAGGCGAGACGGCCAGCAAGGGGTGCATCGCGATCCAGTTCTACAAGGACGAGACCGGCGAAGAGATGGTCGTGGAGGTCCCGGTCAAGCATACTGCCGACGTTTTCGTGTCCAAGGGAGGGCAGGCGGTACTGGTGATCGAGATTCCAGACGAAGGGCGGTTACCGTGGGTTGGGCGATGATCGTCTTTGTGATACTGAGCGTGGCTTGCATCGTGGACGGCATTTGGAAACGATGGAGGAACCGGAATGATAATCACTGACCACATGATCCAGGACTGGTGGGAGTGTCAGCGGTACTTCCAGTTCAAGTACGTCGAGAAACTCATTCCGCCAGACGGCCTGTCCGCCGAGCAGATCGACAGTATCTGCATGCACAGGATCATGCTGCTGTGGGCCAAGAACAAGCGTGACAAGGCCAACATCGACATCGACAAGATGACCCAGGAACTGCTCTCGGAGTACGAACGCATGCAACCGGCCATGCGCAAGGCTGGCAAGCGCAGCGGGGCTTTCGACAGACGCCTTGGTGCGGCCATGATGATGATCAGCGAGTGGGACCGCCGGCATGGCATGACCGTGCGTCCGGAGGCTATCTTCGAGAAGAAGAGTGTCAAGATGGGCAAACACGAGTTGGTGGTCTGCCCGGATGTCATCGACGGCAGCATGATCGGGGTATTCCGGGTGGCCGGCTGGCGCTGGTCGTGGAACGCCTCGAATAGCTGGCCGCTGGTCCAGATGCAGTGCCTTGTGACCGGGTTGTGCAACTACTGGGTTGCCCAGTTTTGCTGGAAGAACCCGGCGTGGGTGCTCATCCACCACGTGTCCATGGAAGATTCGCAGACGAAGTGGTTGCAGTACTGCCTGCCCAGGATAGCCGAGGCGATGGAGCATGGGCCGTACATGCCGTGTCTGCCGGCATCGTTCAAGTGCAACAAGAAGCAGTGCGAGTACTTCACCGCCTGCCGGGCGGAGGCGTTGGCGGAAGGGGTTGCAAGTGCCCACGCTTAGCAAATACAGCGAGAAACCACTGGTCATGCTCACGCCCACGACCCAGTGGATCATCTGTGAAGCCTGTGGCTATGTGATCGCCACGGTGGTCGGGCGGGACGTCGATGTCATGAGCCAGATGATCCGTGGGACATGCCGGCTCCATCGTCGTGATCGGGGCTGTGCCAAGCACTCGGCGTTCCGGGTGGTCAACGGCGTTTGGAGGGAAGACTATGGTGCCAGAGCCAAAGTCATCTGGAACTACTGACCGGCGCTGTCTCTGTCCGGTGTGTGGGCGGAAGTGGGTGGTCCAGACCGCAGTTGATCTTGGGTCCAAGACTATGGACCAGGAGGGTCCGGTCTTCATGATTTGGTGTCGGAACTGTGCGGCCAAACGCCTCTGCCCTGGGCAGATGGAACTGCCTCTCAAGAAACCCGAAGATTACCCTTGACCTTTGGCCCGTTCGGGAGTAAGTTCCAAGTAGCGGTTCTAGCGAGGAGCGGATAGAGCTTCTAACGGGGGTAGGGCAACCGATTCCCCCAGTCCTGACCCGGGGCCTCGCTCCTCGCTAGAGTCGGCCCCGGGTTTTCTTTTGGCCCGAGGCCAGTGCGGGGATTAGACCGGAAACCGTCCCGGGACGGGGGAAGGTCGGGGTCAGTGGCCTTGCGACCGGAGAGACAGCCGGCAACGGTCAAGGCCAAACTCCGTGTAAGAGGGCGCGGGCACTCCACCCAAAACAAGCCGCACCCCACCGCTTCAGAGCGGGTCATGAACTCCGGCTCCGTCGGTAGGGGGCTGGGGGAAGACTCGCTCTGGGCACATCACCTTCGGTGATGGATAGAGACTGATAGGAAGGAGGTTCGCTTGGTCGAAAGAACTCAGTATCCCGGTGAGTTCGATACGCTTTGGAATGCGTATCCAAGGAGGGTCTCGAAGTTCAACGCGTGGCGGGTGGTTCAGAGGCTCTTGAAGGTCGGCATCACATGGCCGGAATTGATAGCCGCCGCCGAGAACTACGCCAAGTCGGTGGTTGGCAAGGAGCAGCAGTTCATCAAGCATGCCTCGACGTTCTACGGACCCGGTCGGCACTGGGAAGAGTTCGTGCATCCGGTGATCGAGCCGGAGAACGAAGAGATCGACTGGGACAAGTTACGGGAGCGTCGTCTGCGCAAGGAGGACGAGGACAGAAAGAAGCTGTGGGGGGAGCAGCCAAGTGGAGTCTAAAGCATTCTGGGTCAAGTACATAACCGAGTTCGGTCAGCGTCCTTTCAAGGACAATCAGACAGATGTGGCGATGGAGTGGGACAAGCTGATCGAGAAGATATCGCCGTACAACACCGAAGACATCTTCCGGGTCGTGGGCGAGCTGCTGGGCAACTCGGTTGCTGCTCCGAAGGCCAGGGTGTTCCGGAAGGCCATCTCTCAGATCGTCGGGCATCGTCGCTGGTACACTGATAACTGCCAGATGTGCTTCGACCACACGGGGTTACTGATGGTTCTGGCGTACAAGGACGATCATGGTTGGCATCTCGGTCTGGGAGGGGACTACTGTTCGGTGGTGACGGTCTGCTGCACGTGCGATGCCGGTCGGAAGTTCATGGCCAGAGATGTCGCACCAGAGATGATCCCGGAGGTCTTGAAGCGATCCACGGCCTGTGTCGAGTGGGTTCGGGGCATGCGCGACGAAGCCTTCAAGGCCGGGGTGATGTATCCACTGTATCTGGAGAAGCTTGCGATGGTCCACAACAAGAAGGTCTGGGGAGATCGTCCGCCGCTGATGGTCCGGTTCGCAGATGGCCATGTCGCCAAGATCATCGCCAAGTCGGTGGTGCCCGCTGGAAAGCCCCCAGAACCCCGTAGAATCGCCGCCAGGACCGCCTCGGGACCGGATTGGTGATGTCTACCCCAGAAGCCAATCGTTCGTCTGGGGGCACTGTAACGCAAGCAAAGGCCATTACCTTCTTCGTCGAAGGTCGCCCCGAGGGCAAGGATCGGCCCAGATTCGGCCATGGCCGGGTGTTCACGACCAAGAAGACCTCCAGCTACGAGGCACTGATCAGGTTGCGGGCCATCGAGGCTGGTGCCCGGTTGGACACGACATCGTGGGTCGGGGTCTGGATTCAGGCGTTCCACCCCCGTCCCAAGCGTCTTCCCAAAGACCGCGACTGGGCCAAGTGCAAGCCCGACCTGGACAACATCGTCAAGGTCATTCTGGACTCACTCAACGGTGTCGCCTACAGTGACGATAGTCAGGTGGTTGACATCTCGGCCTTCAAGATGTACACTGACTCGGGTGACCCGGACAGTAAGCCGGGTGTCCGAGTGAGAATCATCTACGGGAGGCCGGGAGGAACTCATGGGACGTTACCAGAACGCGTACTGCCCGAACTGCGGAGCCCTGTCGTTCAGATGCCAGTGTGGGGTGTCGCAACCGGTCGGGTCGTTCCGACCGCCAGCTGCCCAGATGCCCCAGAGGGGGTTCATCCAGACCATGCCGCCCCCGCCCCCACGCCAGATACCTCTCCGGATGCGCCAGCCGGCCCATGTCGGCGTGGCGGTCCCGACCCAGCAGATGCCCCAGCAGCTCCAGATTCGCCAGACCATGTACACCCCGGTTGAGGCCATCTTGCAGATGCCGGAGGTCGCCGTCCGCGTCCAGGAGATGATCAACGAACAGGTCAACTCCGCCGTGGCCGAGACCGCGGCTCGGTACGGTCCCGCCGGTCAGGCACCCCAGACCTACGACGCTCCGACCGGCATCCCGGTGGAGCAGATCGACACCCTGTACCGCATGCCGCTGGAGGCCATCCCGGGCGCACCGCCCAACAACAACACTGGAGGTCGTCTGAATGCGTACAAGCAAGGCCGGCAGGAAGTCTTCGACGTCTTCAACTCCCGTCTCCGGGACATCATCGCCGCCGTCCTCCCCAGCGAGTTCGTCAACCCCGAACTCCCGGCTGATGCAGGAAACGATCAACCGGCTGGAAGCGTCCCTGACCTACAGCCTCGGTGAACTGACCAGATACAAGAAGTACTACCGGGCCTCGATCCTGTTCGGTCTGAAGGACCCGCAGGGCTTCCAGAAGCTCTGCCAGAAGCTCGTCGCAAGAGAGGGGGCACCCAAGACGGGTGCCCCCCAGCTTCTTGACGGGTTGGGTGTGCCGTTAAGCAGCGGGCTGGACCTTCGAGGCGAGGCCGGGGACCCCAAGACGCCGTCCTAGAATCACGGACCCGACCGCGATCAGCGTGTTCAGCAGTATGTCGCCTGCGCCCATGCCCTGCTCTTTGGCACGGGCCTCGGCGGCTGCCAGGGCGGTCTTGCCATCTGCGAGTTGGGTCCGGAACACTTCCAGGTCCATCTTGGTCTTGGCGAACTCGACATCGACCTGTTCCTTGGTCAACTTGCCAGCCTTGAAGTCGGCGTAGATGACCGCGATCCGCCCCTCGGCGTCGATGATCCGGTTGGCAGTCACCTTGACGTTCTCGGTCAGCTTGGCGATCTCCGCCTGGAGCGCCGGGTCCACCTTGCAGCCGGTCATGCCGACCAACAGTGCCGGGACGAGAATCCATTTCATCGCTTGTTCCCCTCTTCCATGGCCACCAGGGCCTTCACCACGGTCAGAAGGGCCGCAGTGGCCTCTTCGCTGACCTTGGTGTTCCGGTCCACGGCCTCTTTCATCAGTCGGCACCCGGTCTTGATCTCGGCAAAGGCATCTGCACCGGGACACGCCGGGATGACATGCCCGTTCAGGAACTTCTTCGCCAGGATGATACCGGCCACGATACCGCCGGCAGCCCCACTTCCCCCGGTGATCAGACTGGTGACGCTTGGAAGGTCCATGACTACCTCCTGTTGAGTTTGGCTTCGGAGACTTCCCGCAGGAACGACGCCGCGAACATCTTGCGCATGAAATGCTGCGTCCTGCGCTCTTCCCACTTGGCGGGGGACTCGTCGTCGCCCTGCTCTATCTCGGCCTCCAGGGCCTTCAGCTCGGTCATCATCTTCTTGGTCAGCATGGTCGGGTAGCCGGTGCCGGGTTGGGTCCATGTGAACGCCCACTGGTCCAGCCAGCTCAACTGGCGCTGCCACTCGCCCGGTGAACGGGCCTGTTCGAGCCGCTGTTCGTACATGAACATGGTCTCGCTGAGCGCCGTCACGTAGTGCGACAGGCGCTGGCCAGCGTTCTTGGAGTAGTCCAGCCAGTGCTCGGGGTCCTTCTCAGCCATGGTCTTGGCCCAACCGCTCAACCGTTTCTGCTCGTTGTTGATGCGGTTCTCGTACCACGTGCGCTTGTTGGCCTCGCGGTGGTACATGGTGATGCCCAGCGAGTTGATGATCTTGGAGAACTTGGACCGGTCTTCCTCGGTCCACTGGCCGATTTCCTCGGTCACCGGCATCAGTTCCCGCCCCAGGAACCCGATCAGCTCAAGAACCTGCTGGTTCCTTGGTGCTCCGGGCGTGTAGACCTTGTCGCCCTTCCAGTCGCGGTTCCAGGCAAGGCTGATCGCGGCATGCGGCAGACCCGACAGGTTGGCATAGAGCGGTTGCCACAGCCCGCGCAGCAACTCGTCCTCGCTGCCCAACATCATCCTGCCGATGACCTTCCACGGCTCGGCGAACGGGCCGTACATCTGGATGACATCCTCGCCCTCGCCCTCTTCCGGCTTGCGCTTCCGGATGTACCGGTAGTACTCTTCCCAGGTGTACCCGAAGTGCGCGGCCACGGCGGCGGTGATCAGGTACATCCCGAAGATTCTGGCAAGTTGGCGCTTGTACTTCATGGGGTGGGCCAGCAATTCGGGGAACAACCTGTACCACATCGCTGTCTTGTACGCCGGGGTCAGGAAGATGCGACCGGACCACTTGCCAATCGTGCGGCGCATGACCGAGTAGTCGGCCATGAACAGGCGGGTCATGTAGACCGCCTCGGCCCGGGTGTGGCCCTCTTTCTCCAGGGCCATCGCCGTACCGACTCGTGCAGCGCGGTCCAGCCACCACGTGAGCTGGCGGTTCATGTTCAGGAGCGCGTTGTGATCGGTGGGTCGCAACATCCTCCAGATGAACGTGCCCACGCCCTCGCCGGGTTTCATCTCGGCGTTCTTCAGGAAGAAGCGCCCGACCTGCGAATTGGTCATGGCCGCGGCGTTCAGCGAGTCCCTGATGTCGTCCAGGAAGCTCTCCTGGATCATGTCTTCCGGCTGGGCAAACAGGTCCATGGCCTGATAGGCCCGGTACGTGTCACTCTTCTTGAGAGCCTCGTCGAACCCCTTCTTCCAGTAGATCAGACCACGGAACCCGGCAGCAGCGAGACTCTGCGGGATGTTGTTCATGGTCATGCGCAGGAACTGGTAGAACTTGAACGCCTTGATGACAGCGTTCACCCGGTCGTACATCCGGCCGGCAGTCGTCACCCCGCCGTAACCCTCCGTGAAGTCGCGGATTGCCTGCGCCAACTCCGGTCGCACCAACCACTTCTTCCCGAAGAACTTGTACCGCGGACGGGTCTCGGTGGTGATCTTGCCGTTCTCTTTCATGACCTTGACGGTCTCTTCACCGACCTTGACGCGACTGCGGCTGTAGGCGTCGATGCCCGGGACCTCTTCCCAGTTCTCGGTCTCCTTGCCCATCAACTGACGGATGATCGACTCCGCCTCGTTCTTGGTGTGGGCGCTACCTACCTGCTCGCCCTTGTCGTCGATGACCTTGTACCGTCTGTCGCCGGCCGTATCTACCCGGATGCTGTAGTCTACCGCCTTTGCCAGTTCCGGGTTGGACTTCACGCCCTCGTGGAACTCGTTGACCATGTGCTTGTGCAGGACGTAGCTGTAGACGTCGGCCAGTGCCACACGCGGGTCCATCTCGACCGGCAGTCCGGAGTCCAACAGGTCCTGGATAGTCAGGTACTCCCTGCCCAACACACGTTCCGGGGTCTGGCGCAGCTTCTCTTTCAACCCGCCGCCCTCGACCATCATCTCCACCTTGCTGGCAAGCTGGAAGTTAATGGTGCGGTGGCTGTATCGCAGGCCGCTCAGCAACTCGATTGTCTTGCCGAGCGTCTGAATCTCTTCTACGCGCGCGGCCCGGGTGAGCGGGTTCTTGATGACGTCGATGTCCTTCTTCAGATCGTCGATGCGGCCTTCGAGCTGCTTGATCTTGCTCTCCGGCCACTGGTGTCCGCCCATCTCCTTCCACATGTTCGCGATGACTTGGTAGTGTTCCAAGAAGTCTTTCCCGACTTCCTTCAGATGTTCCGGAAGTGGTTTCGACTCGTCTTCCTGCCAGAAGGTGAACGCGCGTTGGTCTTCCGGGTCTTGCAAGACGTTCTGGTACATGCCCAGAATCGCGTCCCGGGCCACGCTCTGACCGTAACCCTTGCTGGCGAAGGCGGAACGGAGTGCTTCGTGGACCGCCAGGAATCCCTCGCGCAGCGCATGACCCTTCTCGAAGCCGGTCGCGGCGCTGTGCAGGAAGCTCTTGGCGAAGTTCCAGAGAGGCGTGAAGGGGATGCCAGACCCGAGGGTGGTGGTCTGCTCTTCGGTCTCGGCGCGGGTCTCTGGGTCTCCCTCGTGATCGTCCACATCCTTCTGCGCCTTGGACTTCTTGGCCTTCACGAGTTCCTGGACGGCCGCGCGAGTGTCCTTGTCCATCTCGGCCAGGGCTGCCTGCTGGTCCTTCTCGGGCAACTCGGAGAGTGCATCGGCCATCAACTCGTACTTGCTGCCCTCTTCGACCAACTTCTCCTGCTCACGCAGTTTGGCCTCGTACATCTTCCGCTGGACGACGCTGGGTTTGCGAACTCCGGCCTTCTCGCCGAGTTCCTCCATCTCCTTCTCGGTTTCCTGGTGAATCTGGGCGATGACATCCTTGCCGACTGGTTCTCCCGGTCTGACGACTGGTTGTGCGGCAACCTGTTGCTCGGCAACATGGGCTGCCCACTCGTCCGGGGTCATCTGCTTCTCGGTCTCTTCGGCCTCACGCCGGGCCTGCAAAGCGGCCAAGTCGGCGGCTTCCTGCTCGGCTGCGACCTCGACTGGGACTTCGCCCTTCTTGAGTTCCTCCAGCTTGCCGATCAACTTCTCGATCATGGCCACGTAGTCCTGGCGGAACTTCTGCCTCGCCTTGGACTTGTGACCGTAGTTGGCGTTCAGTTCCTTGCGGGCGAACCGGAGATCGCTGATGCCCTTGTCCAGATTCCCGGACTCCAGCGCCTCTCGGAACATGCCCTGGACCGATCTGCCGCCGAAGTGGCTGGTCTCGAAGTCGCTTAGATCGGCCCCCTTCTTGCCATGCTTCTCTTCGATCTCACGAAGAAGTCGGGCACCGGCCTCTACCGCTTTAGACCTCTGCTCTGGGGGGAGTTGAGCCTGTCGCGGCTGAGCAGCCACAGTGGCTGTCCCACTGGTCGGAACCGGTGCCCTTGGAAGTACTTGGCCACGCTTCTCTGCCAGTAGACGCTCCATGGCAGTGGCTGGTCTGGCCACACCCTTGTCCACGATGACTTCTGGACGTTCGGCGACCTTTGGCGGTGCGACAGGTGCGGGCGGCTTCTCGACCTTCCTGGGTGCCGCCGGTTCTGGTCTCACCTTCGTTTCTGCCCGTTGCTTCTCGTAGGAAGCGATCTGCTTCTCGATCTTGGCCGCACGATCCCAGTCTTCGGCATGTCTGGCCAGTTTGAGGTCGGTCTTCAGATTGCTGATCAGACTGTCGTAGTCCAGCGTCACGCCGCCCTTGAACTTGACGCCGACCGAAGTGGGTTTGGCGGCTGGCTCGGGTGCCGGCGCGGGAACTGGCTTGGGTTTCTCTATCGGCGCTGGCTTGGGCGTTTCGACCTTTGCCGCTGCCGGTGCGCCCAACTTGCCGACCGTCTCGATCATGGCCTTGACGCGGGCAGCCTGTTTGGGCAACTTGACCTTGTCCTTGTCCTGGACACGGCCGACTGCGTCGATGGCAGCTTCGGCGATGCGAATCAGTTCTTCCCGGCCGATCTTGCCAGCCTTGAACGCCTTGCGAGTCTCGTCCAACTGCTGATCAATGCCGAGACCGCTGGTGACCTTGCCCAACTTGGCGATGCGCTTGTCCACCCACTCGTTCTTGGGGGATGTCTTGGCTACCTCGGCGATGCGTTCCTCTGCCGAGATGGGCTTGACGACCGGGGTGGGTGCCGGAACTGCAACTTTGGCCTTCGCAGCCGCCAGTCGCGCCCTGGCAGTCTCGCGCGGCGCGGCCTTCCTGGCCTTGGCTCTCTCAACTACTGCCGGGGCGGCAGAGACTGCTTCCGCCAGGGCCTGCTCGCCACGCAACTTGAGTTTGGCCGGCGGCGGGACCTTGATGCCCTCGACCTTGTTGACCCTGAAGGCGTGGGTGTAACCGCCTCTGGCTTCCGGGGTTCCCTCGACCGTCGGAGAGATGCCGGCCCGCTTGAGTGTCTCGCCGAACGTCTTCAGTTGCTCGGCGTCGGCAACCATCACAAGGTCCAGCCCCTTCTCTGTGGCCATGGTCTTGGCCGCTTCCAGAAGGGGTTCGGCGTTGCCCTTGGTGGCAATCTCGTCCACGACCAGTCGCTTGCTGCTCGGCTCGATGGCGTATGTGAGTTTGCCGCCAGTCTCCTTGTCGGTGATGGCACCCTTCTTGACCTTGACCTCTTTCTCTACGTGTTCGGTCTGCTCTGCGACCTTGGCAAGAGCCTCTTCGCCGGATTCGTACTCGGGGGCCGGGGTTGCTTCCTTGGCCCTGACCTCTTCCTTGGCCTCTGCTTCGAGGCGGCGACTGCGCAACTCGCTGACCACCAACTTGGCAGCCTCGTCGTTGACCCGCTTGATCAACCCCTCTTTGCCGGCGATGGGCAGACCGCGCTCGACCATCTCCAGCACGGTGCCGCCGTACTGGCGCATCTTGGGGTCCTTGGAGTCCGTGGCGACGAGTTTGGCGTTGGCGTACAGCAGACCACCCTGGGCATTGGACATCAACGCGCCCTTGATGCCGGCGGGCGTATGTCCAACCGCAGTCAGAATCGCGAGGCTGACCCCGGCTCGTTTGACCTCTTCCGCGCCGTCCTGGATCAACTTGGCGACGTCTACGTCCTTGATTTCCAGGTCGTTGGCAGCCATCGCTGCCAGTTTGGTGCCCTGCTCGACTACGAACTGGCAACCCTCTTCGCCAGTCTCGCGTAGCCACGAGTTGCCGACCTTCTTGGCGAAACCGATCATGAATGGCATGACCGACCGGCGGATTGCCTCCTTGCCAGCCGGGGTCATCTTCTTGATCTGGGCCATCTCGATGGTCGCAGACGGTATCGCCGCCAGATACGCCCAGGTCCTCGCCTCTCTCGGCGGGATGCCGGCCTCGACCATGTCATCCATCAGGTCCGGTTGAATCTGGGCCGTCCAGAAGGCGATGCTGGCCGCAATGCCCCCTGGAGGACCGCCGGCAACCGCACCGCCAGCCCCGGCAGCCACGCCAGCGCCCAGAGAAGGCAGCATGCCAGCGACATCGTAGACACCCTGCTCGAAGGCGCTGTTGGCAGCAATCGGGTCACCAGACATGTACGCCCGGTAGACCTCTCGGCGTATCCGGGCCGCTTCCCTGGCGACACGACGCTGTTCCTTGAGTTCGTTCGCAGCGGCCCGCTCGCCAGTCGTGATCTGCAAGGCATCGGGGGTGCCGGTCCCAAGGTCTTCCAGCATCCCGACAAGCCCCACTTTCATGGTGCTTGCGAGCGACCTCTCACGCGAGTCTGGGAGTTCTCCGGCAATCCCGGTGAACTGTTCCTCGAAGTTGTTCTGCAACCGGTCAACGTCCCGGCCCAGAGCCTCCCAGATGCTCCCGTACCAAGTTCTAGCCTTGGGTTCGGACTGCTCCCACATGAAGTGATATAGGGCCTGTTTGTCCTCCTTGTTCATCTCCATGATGCGGTTCACGGCGAGGTCCAGGTTCTCGCCGTTGGCATACTCGCGGGCCTCTTTCCAGAGCCGGCGGTACTTGCCCCAACTCTTCTCTACCTCTTCGTAGATGGCCTCGGCCGCGACCCCGGGCATGACTTCCTTCATGCGGTCGATGGTCACCTTCTTGGGCTCTTCGTCCAAGAAGTCCCTGCGCGCCCAACGACCCATCTCCAGAATCTTGGTCTGCTGTATGTCCAACTCGCGCGACCACTTGAACACATCGTCGAGTTGGTCATCGACCGGGTTGTACTCGGAAGACGCCCAGTCGAGAAGTTCGGGAAGCTCGGCAGGGTACACGTTCGGCCCGGTGCCGGATTTCCGGGCAACGGTTCCCATGTAGGCCCTAGGCTTCTGCGGAGGGCTTAGCCGAGCTGTTCCGGGCTGAAGTTCCGGCATGTCAGCCTCTCTTCTGCCATCCCGCCTGAGATGGAGGTTCTTGAGTCATCATGTCAAGATTCTGCAACAGGTAGTTGCGGCGGCGCTCGTTCAACTCTCTAACCAGCGCCCAATTCTTCGCCGCAATCGCCTTGTCCATCCTGTCTTTCAGGCCCTGTAGGTCGCGAGCCAGCTTGGCCCGATTGCCCGGCTTGACGAAGTAGGGCTTGTTGTCGATGTAGATGTCCGGGGCCATGGCTTCGCTCAGGTCACTGGCTGTGTAGGATGGCTTGTCCATCCCCAGCATCTTGCGGGCAGCCAACCCCATGCCCGTCAGACCGGTCATGACCCCGGACTCGGTGGCCTCGTGCTCCGAAGACCCTGGTTCGCCAGCGATGTAACCGGCTGCGCCCGCGGTCTTTCCGACAATCCAGGCGGCGGCGTCCTGCAACTGGGGGTTCTCGGCGGTGGCCTTGAACTCGCTGCCGAGTCTGGACAGGAAGCCCTCCTGCTGGGGCGGGACTGCCGGCTGGGATGGCCCTGGGACCGCACCAGATGCCTCAGGAGCCGCGATCTCCCCGGCGGCGGGCAACGGCTGGGGCATGCCCCTGGGAGCCGGCGGAGTGGTCGGCTTGCCAGTCGCCGTGCCCATGGGGTCCAGGTCCTGCTCGTTCTTCTCGGGCATGTACTCGCCGAAGTACTGCTGGTAGTACTTGTGGTACATCGGCTCGTTGATCTTGAGCCGGCCAAGTGCGGCATCGCGCTCCTTGGCCATCTCGGTCGTGTCGGTCTTCATCTCTGGCGGCGCGTTCTGCCCAAGCAGGGCGTTGTTGGCATCCGCCTGGGAAATCTTCTTGTTCAGAGTGGTCACGGTGCGGCGGTCCGTGCTGATCTCGGTCCAGAGCCGGCCCATCTTCCGGTTCAACTCGACGCCCTGGCTGTTGGTGTCCTTCTTGGCGGCGACGTAGGCTTCGTGGGCGGCGCGGAACGGGTGACCTTCCGGGGCCAACTTGACCTCGTTGGTGGTCTCGTCGTAGTAGACCCCGTACCTGACACCCCACTCCACCTGTTTGTCCAGCCAGCGCAGATCGCTTTCCTCGCCAAGACGTTCCTGTTGAATCTTGGCCATGCTGTTCTGCAACTCGTCCTGGTAGTACCGCTCGGCCAGTTCGTCCTGGCGCATCTGCATGTTCTGCTGGAACTGCTCGCGGGACTGCTCCAGACCCATTTTGCCCAAGTAGGCACGGACCTGGGACTCGCGGGCCTGGATGGCGAGTTGCTGGGCGTTCTGGCGCTCGGTGACTAGCGTGTGGGCTACGTCGGACCAGCTTCTCCAGTCGCCGCCACCGATTCTCAGAGGCATCTGTCACCCCCTAGAAGTTGGCCGGGCTGATCATCCCCGGTATCCTTGACGCCTGCATGGCCGGCGGGACACTCGGGGTCGGCGCATTGTACACGCCCTTGAGCCCGGGGACTGACGGAATGGTCGGAATCGGTCCACCGCTGCCGTATCCGCCGTCGCTACCGTATCCCGGAACGTCCGGACGCAGGAAGTAACTGTAGTCCGGAGAGTCGTATTGGGAGTTCATGTAGGTGCTGGACATCTGCCCCAGCAGAGGCGACATCATCCCGTAGGTCGAGAACGGTCCGCCGCGGTTGACCCCGCCCAACCCGTATCGCAGAGTGGCGATAGCGTTGTTCAGTAGCCCCTGGTTGAGACGTCTGGTCTCCTGGTCGGCCCGGAACTGGAACTGGAGGGCCTCCATGGCATTCCTCGGCGGTCGGTTGGGTAGACCGGTCTTGGGGTCGAACAGGGCATCCAGACCGGTTTTAGAATCGTATCCGGTGCCCTGGTTCTTGGAGTAGAGTTGCTCCCGCTTGGTGGGATCGGCCGACAGGAAACTCATGAAGTCCACGCCGAACGTCTTCTGGACGTTGGAGACCACCGAGTTCCAGTCGCGGACGTTGAACAGGGCCTCGCCACCGGGACCGGTGGTGGGAAGACCATATGCCTTGGCAAAGGTACTGCCGTAGAACGACCCCGGGTCGAAGTTGGGCGTGTTCATGTAGAGCAGCCCGGTCGCCCCGGTGCGCTTCTGGGTGATCAACTCGCCCGTGCGCGGGTCCATGAGCACCCGGTAGCCAGGGTTGGCCACGGTGTTCTGGAAGTACTTGCTCATGTCAACGTAGGCAGTACCCATGATCAGCCTCCCCTGCGGTGCATGTGGACCCCGAGTTCCGGCCAAGCGACGATCCGCATGTCCAGTTCCGCGTCGTCGGCGAATTGTATCTCGGGGATGGACGAAATTGCAATGCTCTGCCCGTCGCAAAGCTCCAGACACGGCCAAGTCAGGATGTGATGCCAGACCACGCCCTGATAGCCGCTGGAGTACGACAGGATGACTTCGTCGTTCTGGTCCTCGTAGACGATGTTGGTCACCGGATCGAGCGCAAGCGCCCGAACGGCAAGGTAGTACTGCTGGCTGGAGAACAGGTGCGAGTTCTCGTCACCGTCTGCAACCGGCGGGCTGATCGAACCGGGGGCCTCGAAGGCCAGCGCGGCCGACAAGATGCCCGGTCCGACCGGACACGGGGAACCGACGCACGGACTTCCGGCAACGCAACCATTGACCTCGAAAGCACGAAGACTCCTGGAGAAGTAGGTCCCGGCGTTGATTTCGCCCAAGGTGAGAATGCCATCCACGGCGCGCTTCACGTGGAAGTCGTACCGCCAGATTGGAACGCCATCTGCGCATGCCTCGTACCACCGCACCAGGATGCAACCCTGGGCGTATGGCGCGGCGTCAACCACGCCGAGGCAGAGCGGGACTCCGGGACCTACCGTGACGGGCATGGGCTACTCCTTCGGAGGTTCCTCTGGTGTCTCCAGGGGTGGATCGACCGGAGTGGTGGTCGTTGGCAGAGGGTCGAGTGTGACCATCGGGACCAACTGCCGCACGGCCTCGGCCAGCCCGTAGTTGAAGGCCGCAAGGCGGTCACCATTGAACTTTGCTGGCAGACCGCAGCGACCACCGATGGACTCCAGAATCTTCTGAACCTGCGGGGGCGTCAGTGACATGGCATCCTCCCTAACTCTTATCGTAGTCCACATCCACTCGCTCGCTACCAACCATGGTAGCGTCAACTCTATCTCTGGTATCGGCGGTATCCCGGAAGATGGCGTGGCCCGGAGTACCCGGAACCACGGTGGTCTTGCCGCAGAGTACCGCAACCATCAACCGAAGGGCTTGACGGGCGGTAAGTCCGGTGTCGATGCCGTCAACCTCGTCCGGGTCCCATCCACCGCCGCCGACCAGTGTGCCGGTGAACTCAACGCCGCCAGCGCCGTAGGTCACTCCCAACTGGACGGTCGCCTCGATGGGCACCACGAAGTTGCCCGTAAACTCGGCTGCGTTCCCGTAATTGACCCCGAACTCTACATCGTCCTCTGAGGGCACTACGAATGTGCCGGTGAACTCTGCGGCAGCGCCATAGGTGACTCCGGCCTCGACATCACCTTCAGCCGGGACGACAAAGGCTCCCGTGAACTCGACGCCCGCAGCCCCGTACCCGACCCCGAACTCCACATCGCCTTCGGCCGGGACCACGAACGTACCGACAAACTCGACTCCACCGGAACCGTAACCGACCAAGTTGCGCACATCGCCCGTCGGCGGTGCCTCGAAGTTGCCGGTGAATTCGGCGGCTGCCCCGTAGTCTACACCCAACTCTACGTCGTCCTCGGACGGGACTACGAACGTCCCTGTGAACTCCACCCCGCCGGCACCGTACTGCACCCCCAACTCCACGTTTGCCACGCCCGGCTCGGTGAAGGTGCCGGTGTACTCCGTCCCGTCTGTGCCGTACTGGACCCCGCTCTGAACGTCGCCCTCTGCCGGGAAGGTCGCATTGCCCGTGTAGTCCGCACCGGTCGGCCCGAAATCCACCCCGTCCCGTACATCGTCCTCGGACGGCCAGACCTCGGCGGTGTTGATGATCGCGGAAACGAGGTCGCTGGCGTTCATCTCCCCCGCGTACTGCTGGGTCGCGCCGTCGGAGTTGACCGTGATGCGCAGGCGGAAGTAGCGGTGGGACTCGGTGAGCGCGCCGTGCGCCTGCATCTGCGCGAGCGTGTGCTCGGCGGTGTAGGCGGCAACCCCGTCGTCGCAGGACCACGCGAACGTGACGTTGGTAGTGTCCCATCCACCTACCGCCGCGATGTTGGTCAGAACGATGTCGGAGTACGCGCGATCCGCGCCGCAGTCGTGGACGTAGGTGAGGGTGGGACCGGCGGCGGAGAATCCACCGTACCAACGGAATTCTTTGATCTCATTCGGTTCTGCTGCGTCGTTGGTGTACCTGTTGAACTTGGGATAGAACGGGTCGGGAAGTCCCCCGGTAGCATAGATGAAGGCTTGGGCCACGAAGGTCTCAATGGTATAGGCACCCCCCTCTATCGTGAACATGACCTGGCACCACAACCCGTCCGCGGTCGGATTCGAGAAATATGTGCGCAGGGTGTACCAAGTTCCATCGACCACGGCCACACGGCCAATCTCCGCGTTGTGGTAACAGCTTACCCGCGCGTTAATCAGCGGCGACCAGCTCTTCTGCCACGTGTTAGCTAAAGCGGCTGCCGAGTTGACATTGGCCTGGAACAGAGTGCTAGCCGCCTTGTTGTGTCCCTTGTGTTTTACCTCTATGAATCCCTCGATGCGGGTGATCCCGTCCGTCTTATAGATACCGTTGGTCGTGTAGCTGGCCCCGTCACCGTTGAAACTCCAGACTCCTCCGGCCAGACTGACGTTGCCACCACCGTCTACCTCGGTCCAGCCAGCAGCATCTGCCCAATCCGTAGAATACACCAACACGTACTTGAGCCGATAGAGACCGGCATTGTTCGCCATCCGGGCACCGGTAGCTGGATGCCACCACGGTACCAATTCCAGTTTCGTCGCATCACTGACGGTCGGCGCAGCCCAGGCAGCGTACATCGTCTAGCCCTTCACCACCGCCGGAACCACGATGGCAAGCGCCGTCGCACGAAGTTCCGCGGCCTTGGCGAGTAGTTCGTCGTTCTCCTTGCCCTCCAGACCAGCGTCAGTCAACGCTTTCGCGTCAGCGGTCGGAGGCGTGGAGAGCGTCCCGAGCAGCTCGGCCTTCTCGCCGCTGCCGGCCAAGACGGTGTTCCTGGCAGTGACCACGGCATCGCGGTAGGCTTGGTCAACGTCCACCGGCGTCCCGGGGTCAATCTCGCTCTTGTCCTTGGGCATCGCGGCAAGCGCGTCCTCCGCGTCGGCGATGGCCTTGTACCACAGCGAGAGCTTGCGAGCGTTCATGACCACCCTCCAGGGAAGTACGATGTCTGTTTCTCCAGCGTCCAGCAACCAGGGGACGCGCCACGGTAGATCAGTATGTCGCCATCTTCCGGCATGATCGGGATGCCACCGTTCCAACACTCGTCAACGTGTATCATGGGGTCCCACAACAGGTGTTCGGCAACGCCGCCCGCCGGCTCCCAGGACAGGTTACCGGCACCGTCGTTGTAGAGATACCCGACAGCATCAGCAGCGGCCAGCGACTCCAACTCCCCGCCCGCACCGGAGCGGACCAGTCTGGTCCCGACCAGCGATGTGGCGAACAGGTCCGTGGCGCTTACCGATGTCAACCCAGCCAGGACCAGTACCCACTCGGGGAGTCCTCCCGCCGATACGTGCAACACCCTGAGGGCGTTGGCAACACCACCGGGCAAGTCGCCCCATCTGACTCCGAACGGAGTCGTGCGAGCGTAGATCATGTCGCCGCGTTGAGGGGAATGATCGGAAGTGTCCCAGTGGTAGGCAGTCTCTAGGAGTTGGGTCATGGCCGGAATCTGCGGGTCCGCAAGTTGGCCGCTGAGCCCCTCCACGTTGATTTCGTCCGCGCCGCCATCCTCGTGTGTCAGATGGTGGGCAGCCGGGACTCCGCCGATAGCCGCGGCCAGTTCGTCGAAGTCCAGGCATTCCTGAGTGTGCGGATCGTAGAGTCGCAGGGCGCAGTCCACGGAACCGAACAACGGCTCGCCGGCAAGGGCGCGGACCATCGCTTCGATTGTGTAGGTGGACCGCTGCATGTCCAAGGTCAGTTCTCCTTGAACTCCACATCAAGACTGAGATCGTAGAGCTTCCAGGGGTTGTTCGGCTTGTAGTCCAGTACCTCCCATGCGAAGTGGGTCTTGCGGATGCCGCCCAGTTTCACTCGCTTGCGACCGCGCGGGTGCTCGGAATCCTCGTCGTCGCCGTTCATCTCCACGATGGAGTAGTCTTCCCGGTCTGCCGTGGCAACGCGCGGATTCCGGTCGGTCAGGTCCTCCGGGTCCTCGTCGAAGTCGCCGTAGACCTCGAACCGTAGGTCGCTGTCGTTCTGCTCGAACACCAAGTTGGCGTACATCAGCCGCTTGGCCCGGTCGATGGCCCCGAAGTCGTGCCAGCCGCTCTTGTAGTCGGCGATGATCGGCCCCAGGTAGTACCGACTGGTGGTGTCCAGCGGGATGTCGAAACACTCCATCAGCCAGATCATCGTCTCGCTGTTACCACCGACGATGCCGTACTGGCCAGCCCCGGTGCCCTCGTAGATGTAGATGGGCACCCCGGCGAGTCCCAACCCGACGGTCGGGAAGTGGGCATCCAAGTCTTCCAGCCAGCAACCCGGAGAGGATTCGATGTGGTAACTGTCCACGTTGCCAGCGAGTGTAGAGCCGACCGGGGCACCGTCGATGTCCCCGAACGGGTACTCCCAGACGTACCCCCAACGGTCTCCCAGGACGATGGCCTCGTTGCCGTCCGAGTCCTGCACCAGTTCGGCACAAGTGAACTCGGTCAGGAAACGATACCAGGACCACTTGCCGGTCAACGTGTGGTAGACTATCGCCAGTTCGCAACCCAAGACGCTGTCCGGACCCGGGAAGAAGCAGATGTACTGGCCGCGCACCTTGAATGGTTGGGCGCAGGCCATCTGGCGGTCCCCGGTCTCGTCCAGTGTCAAGTTGTCCTTGATCCAGGTGCCAGTTGGTCCGGAAACGAGTTGTACCGAGCCCTCCGGTGGCGCGGCCACGATGCCATTGCGGCTCAGCCAGTGCATCGTTCCGTTGATCACCCGCATGGTCCGGTGACTGACGCACCCGTGTTCCAGCGAAAGGGTTGCGACTTCGCTGAACTGGTACGACGGGTCGTTGCCGTAGTAGAGCGCGTAGGTCCGCTTACTCTTGGCCAAGACCAATCTGCGACCTTGGGGTGCCATCCCAGCCGGCTTGTCATCCTCTTTCTTGTTGATCGGTAGGTTGTTGTTCGCCGCCCAGGTGTGTTCACGGAACGGGTCCGTCCAGATCAACGTGTCGGCATCGCCGCAGATTCGGTACTCCGTGTCCCTGGTGATGCCGTCGTAGTTGTCTCGCAGGATCAGTGCGCCCGTGGCCGGGTTGTATCCGTCGATCATGTAAGCACGACCATCGCCTTCGGCGTGGAACTCCTTGCCGATCAGGTGGAATCCGAAGATGGCAGTGCCAACCGCGGTCACGTTCGGACTGCCGTTGGTCACGTGAGCCTCGCCGGTCTCGTAGGGGATGTCCCCCCAGGCAAACATGCGACTCTTGTGGACGCACAGGAAGGGTTTGGGTGTGGGCACCTGGATGGCCACATCCAGACCTTCCTCGTCGTCGCCAAGATCGTCGTCGATCAGGTTGTCGTTGTAGACGCCGGCTGGCAACGCCACCGTGGCAATCCGGAACATGACTGGCCAGGAACCATCGGCAAGTGTCCGGTAGATGCGGACATGCGTTACCTCGGCATCGTCAGCGACCAGTGCCGCGAGGTTGATGTTGCACGACTGGGTGGCCAAGTCGATCTCGAACGCGGCCACGGTCTCGTCGTCCGGGTAGGACTCGCCCTCTTCGTCCTCGTTCTCGTTGTACGGCACGATCCGGTAGACGTAGTGGCCGGTCAAGTTCCCGGCCCCGCCCGCGGCCAACGCGATGTCCTGGCGGAACGGACGGAGAACGAGCGGGACGACCGCCCTGGTAACGGGATTGTACTTCTTCATGGCCTCCAGACCGTTGGTCAACACCACCTTGCCATTCAGCGTGGCGTAGTTGACCAGCAGGTTCGTGAACTGGAAGGTGTCGATGACCGCCATTAGATCGGCCTCCTGTATATCTTCCCAGTGTTTGTGGACAGGAAGATGTAGGTGCTGGTCGCCTCGATATAAACCGGGACCTCTAAGGCTGCGAACACATGTTCCTCGAAGAACGAAGTCCCGTCATATCGGTAGATGGCGTATGCCCCGGTTGTTTTCCTGGCCACGAAGTACAGGTCGCTGGCCGTGCCTTCAAAGTCGCTGGTAAGATTGATGGACAGTCCAGTGGCGACATCAACCCAGGCCGCCGCCGTATTGACTCTGTATCTGATCGTGCTCCCAACTCCGGCACCCCACAACCTGTTCTGAAACAGTCCGAGCTTGCCGCTGGTGGACGGGTTATTCCCGCCACTTGCTGTACGGGAGAGAACCGTGCCCACAGCAGAGAACCTGGATCGAGCGGTGTGGACTCCACCATCCCAGGTGAACCGGGTTATTCTTTCGCCATCGCTAGATGCCAGGGAATTGAAACTACCCCACACGCCACCGGAAAGTTTACTCTCGTACCAGAAGTTCCCTCCGGCACCCGTTCCTTCGTGCAGGAAAAGCCTTGTGCCAAGAATGAACATCGTAGCATATGTACTGGAGGCGGAGTAGTCCAAGACCCACGCGCCGGCAACAAGTTTGTACACTCGACTGAGTTGGACCAAGGTGTGCTGCGTTTGCATGTACAAACTACCGCCGAACGATATCAACCAGCAGTAGTTTCCGGAATCCACATTCCTGGGAGCCGTGGCGATGATGGGCCAATTATTCGGACCCACGCGGCTCAACAGTCTCTTGGTCGGACCGTCCAAGACATAGATGGTCCCGGAATGTTCAATTATGTCTCTGAGACTAGTGTATGCGCCGCCGAGGTCAACATCCAGAACCCAAGGGTCGAGAGTCTGAGCATCCACGGACAATGTATGCGATGTGGTTTTGCCCTCGTTGTCGGTAACGGTCAGCGTGACAGTCCAGGTCTTTGTGAGATCGTCCACGATGAAAGTGTGCGTGACAATCTCGCCAGAACCCGTACCGCCATCGCCGAAGTCCCACGCCCAACTCACGACGAAACCATCCGGGTCATACGACTCGGAGGCATCGAATTCGATGTCGTGGGAATCGCCTATCACCGGCACCGAGAATGAGGTTTCGGATGCCGAGAAGAGGGCCATCGGAGGCCAGTTAACGTCCCAGAAATCGTCGTCGGTCTCTTCGTCGATGGGGGCGGGTACAGGCAGGGGACCGGGTACGGGCACCGGGTCCAAGAGGTATCCGCCGATGACCAGCAGTCTCCGGTAGTCGCACACCCTTTGGCAGTCCGGGATGGCGACAACGGCTTGGCCGAACTGAAGATGGTTGGCCCGACGATACCCACTGCGCTTGTCGAGTTCGCCAGCGAGCCACAGGTCCACGTTCTGGGCATCGTGAGCCGACGGGTTGACCGGGTCCGTGTCGAGACCCAAGCCGGGGAAGTCGGCGAGCTTCATTTCTTCAAAGCTCATCGAGTTCCCCTGCCATGATCAGGAATCGCCCGTCCATGCTGACCAGGGCGGTGATCGGGAAGTTCTCGCGAAGGTCTCGCCAGCGAGCGTACCCCTGGCGCTTGGAGATGGTGCGGTGCGGCCAGAACTCGGTGTTCTGGGCCACGACCGCTGCCTCGCGACCGATCTTGGTCGGGCTGGCACTCAGTTGCAGGCCAGCACCGTCCAGACGGCCGAGGTCTTCCTTAAAGGCCAAGTTGCTCCGCCCTTGTCACCGGCCCGAGCACCGAGCTGGCCTTGTTGTTGAACAACTCGTTGCCCGTGACCATGCGCGGGATTTTCTTCATGTCCGTGTAGTTCTGCCGCTTCATCTTGGTCATCATGCGTTCCCAACTCGCATGGACCATCTGCATGAACGCCGTGTCGGTGTCGGACATGCTCCCGCGTTTGAGAGCGCCGTAGACCAGAATCTCGTTGAAGTTCGACGGGATCAACGGGATGTCGGTCGGCTCGGACATCGGTATCGGTTTGGCGTAGTAGGGGAGGACCAGCACGGTGTCGCTGGAGGGCACCGGGGTCAACTCCACCACCAGACCACCGTAGTCTCCGTTCCCGACCACCACGACACTGAACGAGGTCCCGGAACGTTCCCGGCGTGGGTCCACCCGGTTCAGGTCCTGCTGGGAGACCACCGAGAGTTGGTAACCGATGCTCTGGTCGCGGATGTCGTAGAGCATGGCAACGTGCGGCGGCAGTTCCAGGTAGCGGGTGTTGGCCACGACCGGGACCACCATCTCGCGGAAAGCCCAACGCCAGGGGGTCAGTTCGTTGTAGACCTCGTCCTGGGCGAAGTTCACGAGGTCGTTCATGATCTCTTCGGAGAACTGCGAGTTGCCGGAGCGGTCCAATCGGTACTGGCACTGGTAGACGATGTCTTGCAGGGTCAGCAGGCGCACGGGCGGGCGCACGGGCTTGATCGCGGACGACTTGAGGATGTAGGACGAGAACTCGCTGACGCTCAGCGCCTGGACGCCGCTGTTGTCAACGATGCCGAAGCCGACTTCCTTGCCCTCGGGGCGTTTGTCCGCGTAGCAGACGTAACTCAGCACCGGGACGACATCGTTGTCCAGGAACACATCCAGTTGGGTGCCCCGGAAGTGCTCGCGGACCTTCAGGGCGAACGAGTGGGTGTCGTGACTGTCGAGTTGGACCGCGACCGTAGCCAGTACGACCGCCGCGCCTTCCGATTCGACGATCATGTTCAGCGTCAGTTCGGTCTCGGTGAGCTGAGCGTAGTAGCACTTGCGCAGCCATGGGGTGCCGGCGACATCCTCGGACTCGCCGTGAGAGTAGAGCCGCACGTTGTCGGTGTTGCGGCCCCCGGTGACCTTGACGCGGGCGCGAACCATCTGCTCGACCGAGTCCAACTCGGTGACATGGAACGCGATCAGTTCCGGAGCAGTCGGCGAGGCCAGACTGACAACTACGGCATGGTCCTGTATCTCCGGCCAGCCGTAGACGATGGTCCAGTCTGCGCCGAGGTCGTGGGCGTCGTCACGATGGAACAGGTCGGTGACGGAAGTGGCCATCAGAATCTCCCCCGGCTGACCCGACAGTCGATGCCGAGCTGGTCGCCGGCTCTCAACAGGTATTTGACGTCCCTGGCAGCCTCCGGGCCATCATGTCGGAAGACATGAGCCACGATTTCGGCAGGAATCTGCGCAACCAGACGGCTGGTACGCTTGCGGTCGTACCCCTTCTTGTCGCGCAGGTTCTTGCGGGTGTGTTTGAGCGTGAGGGCGATGTTCTCTCGCGCCTCGGCGGCAGTACGCCCAGACATGGGGTTGCAGGGCCACTCTTCCAGGTGTGTCAGTTCGTGGCGGGCGATGGTAACTGAGCCATCTTTCCGCTGGTGGCGGACGGTGTACGCCATGGCCGGTCCCTCCCGTGGCATGGGGTGGCCACCCCGTTGAAGGGATGGCCACCCCTGCCGACGATCTTGGGGCTTCCGGTTAGGTCTACTCGCAGTTCGGGGCGTTCAGCGTCCCGAAGTTGCAGTAGCCTTCGCCGCCAGCCTCACCGATGGCGTTGCACAGCCCCTCGATGTAGCCGCCGGCAGCCGGCGCTCTGAACTCCAGGGTCATCTCGCCCTCGATCATGCCCTTGTCCGAGTTGCCGACCTTGGCCAACTCGTAGGACTTCACCGGCCGCAGGACGGCGATCCGGATGTAGTCCTCGTCGAGCACCAGGACACGCCGCGTGGGCATGTACCTGTGGAGGTAGATTTTCCGGAGGCCGAAGTCCGACTCGTAGACATCGACCACGTTGGTCAGCTTCTTGTCCTCCACGGACGAGTTCCGGGTCTGTCCGGAGAGGTAGAACTTGCTGATCCGCCTCTTCTGGAAGGCGTTCACGTAGACGGTCTTGGGCTTCGCGCCCTTCCCCCACATCAGCTCGTGGAGGTCGTCCAGGATGTCCGGGTTCAGGTACGTGCAGGGACTCCCCGACGGGTCCAGCACGGTTCCCTGCTTGTCCGAGTCCAGGCAGGCGAACGAGTCCGTTGTCCAGTCGATGACGGAGAAGATTCCGTCCATCTTGCGGCAGCCGGTCGGCGAACCGCAGACCCCCGGGTACTCGGCCTGGGGGACGAACTGGAGGGCGCGGATCGAGTGGATCAGCGCGAACTCGATCTTCATGGACAACTCGCGCAGAGCCTTCATCTTCTGGTAGGCGTACTCGTCCGCCATGCCAGCGTTGTCCACCGCCCTCTGGGTCTCGCTCACATCGTAGGTCGCCCGGAAGATGTGAGTGAGGTTGTTCACCCGGCAGCGGGGGTGCAGAACCGGGAACACCGCATCGCTGGACTCGCCGGTGCAGTGTACGTCCGCGTCTCCATTGTCCGGGTCACCCGGTGCCTCCAGGCTGTCCAGGAGCCACTCGTGGGTGATGTTCCTGGCCGGAACCTTCGGCCAGCCCGAGAGGAACCGGGTTTCCTCCGGGCTCATGTTCACGATGACGTCGAGCAAGTCCTCCCTGGTGCCGCCGGCCGCGCCGACGTCCCATGTGGAGAGGATGTGACAGTCCTGAATGAAATCGCCGTTTGCCATGGACCCTCAACCTCCCGTCGGGCGACCTCCATGCTGAGCAGGAACGTCGGGCCGACGCTTGATGATCTCCATGAGGTAGGCGTCCGCCTGGAGCTTGTTGCCAGCCGTTCTGGCATCCAAGAAGCCCTGCCGGAGCTGCTGCTCCGTGATCTGGGGCTGCTCCTGGGTACGTCTCACCCCTGCCCTCGATGCCCCGCCCGTCTCCATGTGGACCGCTTCCTGGGTGGCTCGGGTCCTGTCCGGAGGTTCGGCAATGAGGTCTCGCGGATCGGCGATCAGCCTGACCAGCTCGTTGAGGGTGGCCCCGGGCAGCTCAGCCCGTTTCCTGTCGATGGCCGGGCGGTACTTCTCGATGTCCAGGCCCGGGAACTTCCGGGCCAACTCCTGCTCTTCCAAGGTGTTGCGCGCTTGGATGACATCGACCGCCATTCTGCCCATCGCTCCCACCAACTCGCCCTTGAGGTCCTTGACCGCCTTCGCCGTGAGTGCCCCTGCTACCCTCCGAATCGCCTCGCCCCTCGGCAGTTCGTCCAGCGTCTCGTCGCTGGGCAACTCTGGAGTAGGCTCTTCCTTCTGCCTCCGAAGCTCCACGACCTCCCCCTGGAGGGCCTGGAGCATCTGATCCCGCTGTCCGAGTTGTGTTTGCAGAGTTCGCAGTTCCCCCATGAGTGTGTCTACCCTGGGGTCTGCGGCCGGCTGGGGTGCCGGCGGCTGGGGGGTGGACGCCGGTCCTGACGGGGCCGGGCGACCAAGAGAACCGCTCGGCACCCCAACCTGCTGCCTGATCCTCGCGTCAGCCTGAGCCTCTATGGCTTTGTCCATCTCTGTCTCCTTATCCATCCTAGCTGAAGTGACCGCCTCCTGTCAAGAACTTTCGTTCCTATTTCGTAGCAGCCCGGAGTCTGTCTACCTCGATGTTGAGTTTGTGTAACATCTCGGCAGCGGCCTCCGGTGACGCCGAGAAGCTGCGCCACGCCTTCAGTTCGCCGATGAGTTGGTCTCTCTGCGGCCCGAAGACCTCTGGTAGAGTGTCCAGAATCTTCTCGATCACGGCATCGCACCGGTCCTTGGCCGTGCGCCACTGGGGTATCGACGCCAGTGACGCCAAGTCGCGGAAAGCGAGTATCTTGCGCTCCTTGATGGCCAGAGCGGCCAAGTTTCGCTCCCGGTCGTCTGCCACGCTCATCGGCAGTGGGATGGGCTTCGTAAGTCTCTCTGGGATGGAGGAATGTGCTTCCGGCATGTTACCTCCCCTGGACTCCCTGTCTGGCCTGCTCGCTCAACTGCCGGGCGAAGGCTCTTGCCCCCTGCTCTCCCGGTGCCTGGGTCCCGGGAGCGCCAGACGCTTCGCCACCCGGGCCAGCCATCATCTGATTCATGGGGTTCGTGGCCTGCTCGTTAAGCCGCTTGGCCCAGAGTTCGTGGTTCTGGAAGTGAGCCATGAACGCGGCCTGGGCCTCCGGCGAGAAGTCCTCGAACTCCGGCATGGTCATGACCAGCATCAGTACCCTGCGGTGCTCTTCGTGGTTGTGGTACATCCGCACCGGGATTTCCAGGCCCTTGATCAGCAGCAGGTTCTCGTCGTCCTGGGAGAGTAGCCGCTGGTCGGCTTCCGGGAAGATGTAGTTGACCTCGCGGGTGCCGAAGAGGTCCTCCCAGATGATCCGGGCCAGTTGCCGGGCGTCTATCTGGCCCGCCAGCATCGGGTTGGCCATGGTCCGCTCCATGTACATCATCATCTGCTGACCGCGGACGCCCAACAGTTCGATCTGTGGGGCCAGGATGACGTCGAACTTGGCGGGACCCTCCAGTTTGTCCGGGGTGACCTTGAGATGCTGGTAGCCCTTGACGTCACCGGTCAGTACGACGATCCGCTCTTCGTCCAGGAACTGATGGTTGTTCAGGTGACAGACCTGGAGGATGCGTTCCATCTTCTTGCCCAGAGCCTTGATGTACCTCTTGACCCGGACGTTGGCCTCGCGGGTGCGCGTGTACGTCTCTGTGGCAGTCGTGCCCCCGGCCTGCTCGGCCCCGTAGTACAACCGCGTGGTCCCCGCGGTCTCCACGATGTCCTGCTTGGACATGTTCTCCGAGAGTTGGGCGATCTGGCTCATGTTCGGGATGTAGAGTGGCTGGATGCCCTCCTGGCGGGCGCAGCGGATGATCCGGCCAGGGACCGGGATGATGACCTCGTCCTCGACGTCGGCGGAGTCTTCGACCTTGAGCATCGGGTTGGCAGCGATGGCTGCTCCGTGGTTCAAGGTGTTGCGCATGTCGTTGACGTCCAGGCACAGACGCACGATTGGCTCGATCACCCCCATGCCGTACAACTCGCTCTTGATGGGGATGTACTGGCTGACCAAGTACGGTCGGCTGTGGTGCCAGAGTTTGTTCGCCTGGATGCGGACACAGACCTGTTCGTTGATGAAGGTCACCACCGCCTCGGTACGCCCACCCTTGGAGTCGATGGGCACCATGCCCCACCACTCGGTGACGATGAAATCGTCCTCGGGCCGTCGGGCGATGCTCGCGGTGTCAACCGATGTGTACTTGAGCGTCTCGCCCAGACCCATCGGAACGGTCTTGTCCATCTTGGACATGCGCGAGACCTGTTCCTTGGTGATGTTGGCGTACACGCCCTTGTCGATCATCTCGAAGATGTACTCTTTGGTCTGGCGCGAGCGGTCGCCACACCCGGTCCCGGCGTTGACGGGGTCCTGGCAGCGCGGGTCGGCGATGAAGTCGAACCACTCGATTGGCAGCAACTCGGTGCGGTCCCGGTTGTACTCGTACTCTTCCTTCTTCCAGCCGGTGCGCTTGGTATCGATCTGGATGCCGTTCTTGTAGACCGGTTTCTCCTGCTTCTCCCGGAAGAAGTACTTGCGGGTGTCCCAGATGTACGGCAACTTGGCGAAGGCGGTGCCCTGGATCAGGCAGATGCGCACGAACATGTCCAGGCGCTCGTCGAAGTCCCCGTCGTCGAGTTGCTGTTTCAGCAGGAGGCCGATGGATCGCGGGTCACCCTGGCCGGGTTCCACCGGGGTCACCCGGAACCATTCTGGGCCGGGCATCACTCCCTCGATGATCCTGGGCACCAGACTCTCCACCGCCTTGAACGGCTCCGGAACGTGCGTGGTGCTGGTCCCCGGGTAGAACCGGCTCACCGGGTCTCCACGCCACAACCGTTCCAGCATGATGGCCTTGGAGTCCAGGTAACTCCGGCCGTTGACGATGGTCTTGATCTGCTCTAGGACGTAGGCGCTGACCCGGTTACGGATGGCCTCGTTGGTGACGAGATTCTCTCCGTAATTCTTCTGCTCTCTGGTGTCCTTTGTATCAGCCATGGCGACGGCCTCCTGTCGATGATGGTGTCCAGCGGACCCTCCAGGGGCGACTCATTTGTGAGCGTACCCCCTCTCTTGCGAACGAGTTCCCGGACATATGTATAGGCTTCCAGCACTTTGTCTATAGGGAAAAGGGCGCAACCCCACTTTCGACCATCCCCGAAGAAGTGACTCTGCTTGAGGTCGTACCGGAGGTCTATCCCCAACATGCGGATGTCCCGGAACCCCATGAGCAGTGCAGCCTCGATGGCATAGGTCCCTGAGTTGGCAGAGAACCGAAAGGTCGTCGGGGGCAATCTCATGTCCGAAGCCGCATGACATGTCCAGTACCTAGCCTCTCTTGCCTTTGCGGGCACGAGCACCCTGGATGCGAAGGCGGCGAGCCCGCTCCAGAGCAGCGGCTGAGCGCCCGACGAGTTCAGCCGTGAGGTTTCTTGGTGGAGGACGGTGAAGTCGCTGATTAGCACCCATCTGGTAGGACACAGGCGCAAGATTCGGTTCACACCCAAGAGCGGTTCCGACTGGGAGAGCCGGTCCGTGTCGATCTGTAGCAAACTCGCTGAGTTCCCAAGGACGTACACCCTTCCACTGTACCTGTCCGATAAATCGAGAATGGAAGACCTCGACGGACATTCGCGGAAAGGTTGGGCTGAGAACCCCTTCCGGCGAAAGATTGAGTATCTCAATGTGGTGCTCCTTCGCCCATCGGGCTATGGCCGCGAAGAACAGCATCACCCTCCGGGTGTTGAACCGGAACGCGCCCACGCTCGATCCGGCCCCGAAGAAGTGGCTGTCCTGGGGCGATTTCCAGGACATGTCAACGCCGGCCACGCCGATGGGATTCGCGCCCATGGCCATGGCAATCTGGAGCATGCACACGGCGATGTTGGCCCCGCCCGGAATCCACTCGTCCAGGTTGGTCCGCACCGAAGGCATCATGCCACAGTGAACGCGCCGGTCGTTGGTGTAGTGGGTGTAGACGCGCTGGGGATTGCTCGGAGGGAAGGGGTTGCTGCTGGCGACGGCCCGGTAGCGATACCAGGGGAACGTCGGCGGCGGTTGTACGGGCTGCCTGCGACAACTCACCATCGGGTCGAACAACGTCTCCGAGAGGACGCGGGTGCCCCGGTACTGCTTGATCCGCTCGATCTCCTGGATGTACGGTTGGCGGTCAACCACCGTGTAGAACTCCGGTTCGTACATCTGGAGGATGCGGTTGCAACCCAGCGTTGGGAACTCCCGGACCATACCCATGTTGATCCGGTTGAGACTGGACGAGTTCCCGACGACGATCATGGGCTTGCCATCGAGAACGTGGTGCAACAGGCTCCCGGGTCTGGCATGCTCGCCGAGGCACTTGGCCAACGGAGGCATGGCAGTCGCGAACTGCGACTCGCGCAGGTTGTAGGCGATGCGCTGTTTGACCGAGAGCGGTCTGACCATGTGTCTTGTCACCTTCTCTCCCGAAGTCGCTTGCGGACCGTGCGGGACGCCTGGGTCTGGACGATGACCGGGTCTCGCACCCGCATGAAGTCGATGGCCGCGTACTCGGCCGGCAGACGCTGGACCTCGATACCCAACTTGGTGGCATCGCGGTCTATAACCCGCTGGAGCACCTTCTGGTCCCACTCCTTCGTGTTCTTGGCCTGCTCGGTCACCCACAAGTCCACCAGTTGACGGGACTTGGGGCCGACGTTGAAGAACATGGTGTTGCTGAGCAGTTCGACCCCGGCCCGGTAGTGGACGGCGAAATCGGCCTTGATGGTGTCGAAGAGCACCGGCTGTTTCATGACCCTGGCATCCACATCCAACCAGACCACAGGCCGGTCGGTAAACTCGGCGAGCTTCTTCTGTATAAAGCGTGGTTTCGCCGCGCAGTTCTGCACCCACGACCCGACCGGTGGCAGGGTCTCGATGTGCCTGGGGATGTGGAAGATGTCCAGCAACTCGATGCAGGCGCGGGCGTGAGCCGTGTAGAGTTCGTCCGGGGTGTGGTAGGAGATGACGATGTATGGCTGCATCACTTCCTCTTCCCGCTGGCGTTGTA